AAGTATTTTTGACGGGGTGCGGTACACTTTACCTGCTAGACAATTTATATCCCCTGAGTTCCCTGTAACCAGTTTGGGTTAAGGTTTGGGTTAAGGCTTGGGTTAAGACTTTATAGGTTAATATTATTATGAACTTAATTCCCCTATTAAATAAACCCTACCGTGATGGGGTTGATGATTGCTACGGCTTAGCTCGTGAATATTATGAAGAAGAGTACGGCCTAAGTCTTAGAAACTATGCTCGCCCAGTAGGGTTTGACCAAGCAGGTATTCCTTTGCTTGACCAGTATTTTGGTGCAGAGGGCTTTGAGACAATTAACCCTACCAGTATTATCAACCTCGAACGCGGCGATGGTTTGCTGTTTAACTTATTCAAGAGCCAAGCAGCTAACCATGTGGGTGTGTATATTGGCAATGGCTACTTCATTCACCACTTGTATCAAAAGATTTCAACCTGTGACCGACTAGATGCACGTTGGTATAATCGCATCTCGCGCACCCTTAGACACCCTGATGTTACCACTCAAAACGAAAGTCGCATGACTAAGATGAGTATTCTTGAGGCTCTGCCTCCCCATTTGAGAGGACAACAAGATGGAACTAATCCGTAAGCTACTGAGCTACTGGCATCCATTAACCGAGAAATGTGGCTACATAACCTTAGAAGATGAAGCTATTGAACTTGAGAATGTTCACACTGACCCTAAGCATGGTTTCCAGTTAGAGGAAATACCCAAAGGAGCAGTGGCTTTGTGGCATACTCATCCCTCAGGTTGTTCTAACCTATCAGTGGAAGATTATCACCTCTTTAAAAGCTACCCAAACTTACTTCATGTTATTGTAGGCCATGACACCGTGTCCTATTACTTTGTTGATGTTGACGGTGCCTTGTTGCGGAGATACCATGATGACAAACTTTGATATTATATTGTTAGGGTACTTAAAGAATTTTCACAAAGCACCTATCACGATTGCTGCTTCGACAGCACGAGAAGCTTTAAGCATTTTACAAAATTACCTACCTAAGGGTGCTAAGCACGTTGTTGATATTGCCGAGATTCGCTGCGTTGATGACCTTGACATTGTAAACCCTGAAGTGAAAACACTCACAATCAAACCTACTGTTGTAGGCGCAGGTGGGGGAAGTAAAAGGTCAGCAGGTATTCAAATAGGTATAGGCATTTTACTTTTCATGGTAGCAGGGCCTTTAGCAAGTTCATCCTTTGGCCAAGCTATTGGATTGACTAAGGGTGCAATTATCTTAACAGGTACTCAATTAGTCTTAGGTGGTGCCCTTCAACTTTTACAGAAGACACCTAAGGCTGACCCAACCTCAGGGGACAAGAAGAGTAGATTTATCAACGGTAATGCCAACACAATTGAAGAAGGCACACCCATTCCACTTATTTATGGTTTACAAAAAGTCTATGGGCAGATACTCTCATTCGACATTGACTCAGAGGAGTATGACCCATCTTGAACAAATTAAAACCCTATAAAGGCGCAGGTGGTAAAAAACCCCAACCGCCCACTAATACGATAGATAACCTGTTTTCACGAGATAAGGTTGAGATTCTATTAGGTATTGGAGAAGGACCCATTGTTGGCCTACAAGATGGGTTAAAAAGTTTCTTCGTTGGCGAAGTACCTTTACATAATCCTGATGCCAGTTCTAATTTTAATGACCTTGATTTAGTTGAATTACAAGGCGAGTCAACGCCTAAGACCGTCACCTTTTTTCTCGGTGGTGAGAGCCATAGCACAGACGTTGGCACTAACGTAACTAAAAAGACACCTGTCATTCGTTATACTCCTGCCAATATGCGCGGGCGGTTTAACCGCATAGATATTCGTATCAACGTAGCACAACTCTACGCTGAGTCAGGCGGTGGAGTCTTCCCCAATACAGCTAAGTTTAGGGTCGAGTATAAAGCTTCACAAGGGTCCACGTGGAACGTAGTAACTACCACTAGAGTCAACGGCGACCCTCTTGGTGCACTCTTAGTCGCTACCACAGTTGACAAAAGCTTAAGCGTAGCAAGCCAAGTAGATGGTATAAATGCTTACGAGTTACGGGGTAAAACAAACTCAGGCTTCGTTTTAGATTTCTCTGTTGCTGTTTCTACGTTAGCTGATGATGACTACATGATACGGATAACTAAATTCAATCCTGACATTGACCCCTCAGCAACTGAGAAAATTGCTGCTGAGATTGTCTTTGATAGTTTTCAGTTAATCAATCAGCCTACAAGAACCTTTAGCAACACAGCAATGGTTAAAGTAGTCGGTACTGCCAGTGACCAGTTTTCTAGCATCCCACAATTTCATGGTATCTATAAAGGTTTACTGACCTTTGTCCCCAGTAACTATGTTCCTGAAGCTTTAGGTATTGCTAACTCTTACCCAACTCCTTGGAATGGCGGCTTAACTCAAAAATGGCACAGTAACCCTGCATGGGTTTTGTACGACCTGCTTGTAAACCATAGATACGGCTTGGCCAAGTATGTAAATGATTTAAGCTTTAACCTGCAAGATTTTTATGAAGCAGGTGTCTTTTGTGACGAGGTTGTAGCTAGTTTAACAAACAATGCAACCGAGAAACGGTACACCATGAACTTGACTATCGCTGAGAATCAAACAGCGTGGGACTACCTACAAAACATTGCAGGGGCTTTCGATGCTGTTTTGTTTGATGATGGTGAAGGTGTTGTTCGGTTGAAGGTAGATAAGTGGGTTGACCCACGAGTGCTGTTTACACCTGAAACTATTAATGCAGAAGGGTTCAATTACAGCTACACCGATTTAACAACACGCTACAACCAAATTACCGTTAGCTTTACTAATCCTGAGAGAGGGTGGGAGCAATCGCGTAGAAAATACCCTGATGATACAGCCATTCTAAGGGACCCCTACTACTTGGACAACGGCTTAGTGCCTTTTGACATGGTTGCGGTAGGTTGTACAAATGAGAGTGAAGCTATTCGCCGTGCACAGGCGCGTATCTTAACCTCCAATAATGAAACAACGATTGTAAACTTTACAACGACAAGATTGGGTGTTGTCCTAGACCCGTTAGAGATTATCTACTTATCCGACCCTGTTATGGGGTGGGGTTTTACAGGTCGTGTTGAGTCAATCAATGACTTGCAGATTCGTTTGCGTGACCCGTTAAACGTGTCAGGTTATCCTTTAACCGTTGAGATAACCTTGCAACATACACTCGGCCTAGCTGTCCATGCTGCCGAGTTAGTTGATGCTCACACATTAAACGTGATAAGTGACACGATTACTTTTTTACAAACTGACTTTCCCGAAAATGCACAATTTAGCATTAAGGTTGATGAGTTAGGATTAAGCAGCCCTAAGCCTTTCCGCATCACTGCTATTGAACCGTTAGAAGGTTATGATTTATTTAGAGTAACTGCTTTAGAAGTTTACAAGAAAAAATATGAGGTGACAGGTAACGAAGATGACCTTGTAGTGCCTATTGATAGGGATACTTTTGATTTAAACTTACGCGATTACTTTTTGAACAAGGCAAATCACTCTGCCCAAAGAACCTATAATAATGTGACTTTCGTTATTGACGGCACAGTTGAACAGGCACAAGGTTCTTTTTTACTGATTACCTCTACTGATGTAAACCAGTATGCTTTAACCATTGGGGATTGGAGCAGCTTATTACCTGTTGGCGTTAAACCAAAAATCATTATAAAGGGTGCAGTCAGGATTTACGGCAAAGGGGGTAAAGGCGGTGACGGTGGAGGTTTAATCCCTGTCGTAGACAACTACAACTATTTTTATCAAATAGGACCTGATTACGGGGACTTTGGGGACGCAACTGCTGCAAAGGGTAAGGCAGGGTTAAACGGAGGCAATGCTGCGTACCTAGATTACCCGATAGAGGTAGAGGTAGAAACAGGTGCAACACTAAATTGGTTCGGAGGTTATGGGGGAGGATATGGGGGGGACGGCTGCTTAGTAAGCGTACCTATTTGGGAAGTGGTTCAGGGGGCTTTAGCTAATCAAAACATATCCGTATTTAGACTACAAGGAGCAGGTGGTTCGGGAGGCTACCCTTACGGGGAGGCAGGAAGCTCAGGAGCAGCATCACCTCCTGCAACCTTTGGAGTCCCTTCAGGTAACGCAGGGACTAAGACAGCTTCAGGAGCAGCCGCAGTTGTTAACTCACCTTACAGAGTAGCTCAAACTCAAATGTATGTTACTCATGGGCAAGGGGCAGCAGGTTCACCTGACCTAACTGTAGTAAACCCAGTTCCGTATTTCAACCCTCACGATGGACAACCTCGGCATGACCTTGTAACAAGCACTGGTTCTCGTGTTAACGGCTCTCAAGGCATTGGGATTATCAATCGGGCAAACCTAACCCTAACCGTGAATGGTTTTGCCATGATAAACTCTGACTTATACGGAAACGAAGTATTCCCTTAACTTTTTGGAAGCAAGATTATGGCACTCATGTCAGGTAAAGTTTATAGCGATGTTGGTGTACCGAGTAACACAATCGGTGAACAAGGTGACATTTTCATGCAGCTTGATGGGTTAAAAATCACCTATCGAAAAGAAGGCGTAGCTTGGACACCTATTGGTAATCAACTAGGTACTATCCCTGAATTTATCGAGGGGAACGGGATACCGAGTAACATTCTAGGCGAAGACGGGCAGTATTACCGTGATGTTACCACACAGGTTATCTATAAAAAAAATACAGGTGTTTGGAATAACATCGGTTCGTGGACTTCATTAGCCACCTCAAATATACTAACAGCTAATGGTATTGGGGTGGATTTAGGGGGCACAAATAATATTCCTGCAGGGGACTTAAATGACATTATAGAAGTGGGGGAGTATAGCTTTCCCTCCACATTAACTAATGTTCCCTATAGGGTAGTTAACAGCATTGACACAGATTACGGTGGACTATTAAAGGTTTGGAGAAAGGATGCAACAAACATATCTCAATTTGTTGAAACCACTAATGGGTTAACAGCTTCCCGTACAAGCTCAGACGGTGGTACCACTTGGACAGATTGGGTTTTTGCTGCAAACGAGGGGGGTAATAGTGGTATTAGATTTAAGGTCTTAGACGGGGTGCTAGATGAGGAAGCAACTAACTTACTTCAAGTTAAAACTTTACTCCAACACTACTACGTTTCAACAGAGGGAGGGTCCATCAATAATGGGGTTTTAGAGTTAAAGAACAATCGGGGGGGTTTGGGTTTAACCCAGTTTAGGTTTAACCTAGAGGCTGGTGGTGTAAACCCTACAATAGCTATTGCCCCTTACTTATGGCCCCAACCTGCCTACTGTAACGGAGTATGGTTATCGAAAGTAGGTACAGGAGCTGTGCCAACCCTAACTGCAGTCACTGCAACTACGTTCACAGTTAATAACCCATCAGGGGAGCCGTTCTATTGGATAGCTTTGGTAGACTTTTAAAAACTTAATCTACCTAACTTTTACAAAAAACCTAAAACTTGTTACACTAAGCTCTGATTTTAACTCTCAGAGCTTAACCTAATGCCTACTGAACCCACAGTGACATATCTCAGTGCCAAGCACTCCGCTCTGCTCGCAGGTTTCTTCGGCAGCCTAGTCGCGTTAACATTTCTAAAAGAACTCACTCGGTTACAGATGATTGGTGCCTTGATAACAGGATTGGCCACCTCTACCTACCTAACACCTTTAGCTATGTTTTACTTTAATCTCACCCCTGAGGTTAATGATGGCATCGCTTTTCTTATGGGTATTGTAGCCATGAATATTGTCCCTGCGATTATTTCAGTATCTGAAGTTATTAGAAAAGACCCTTTAGAGCTTATCAAAAGATTTTTACCTAAATAACGCAGGTGTTCCTATGTTAACCTTACTCACCTTAATCAACTTAATTGCCTTACTAACCATCCTCTTGCAAAGTGTTTGTGTCATGAATCAAATGACACCGAGTACGAGGCATGGGGTACGATTAGCTTATTTATTTATCGGATTTGGGGCCTTTTACTCTTTAACAACCTTAGGTAGTAACTCACTTCCCACCGTTTTAATGGATGTGTCAATTGCTATTTGTTGTTTATTCATAAACCGAAAGAGTTTATACTAAAGACAAATGTGAACAACTTTATGGTGCAAAAACATGGCTAATTTATGGCTAACTGGTTCAGGCGAACCCACAACTGGTGTAGGTTCTGTCAGTGATTATTACCGAGATACAGTAACTAACATGGTGTATTTCCGTGAAAATCCAACAACTTGGGTAGTTGTACCTGCTTTTACTCCTAATCCTGATGGTGTTGGCACTACTTGGATTCACGGTACTGGCGCACCTTTAAATACCTTAGGTTCAGATACCAACTATTACTATGATGATGCCGATAAAATTGTTTACTACAAAGATGCAGGTACTTGGGCAGCTAAAGGCAGCTTAGACTTTATTGGCGTTTATGGTGTTCAATGGGGCAACGGTTC